CTTTTACCGCTCCTTCCATTTCTGTTGGAACACGTAATTGCAATATTTTGAAATCATAATCCAAAGGCTTTCTTCCAGCCCCTTCTCTTTTTCCGCCTTGTGTATTACTCATTGTCGTTTTGTATTAGTGAATAAATGTATTCTAATGTTTCAATCTCTCTCAATTGGGAATCAACTAACTTAATAGCATCTTCAACTCCAATCTTCCAAAACGGTTCATTGTCTAACTCTCTTTTTGCTACTTCAATCATAGCACTTACTTTAATCATTGCGTTTTCTTTCATAGTTTATAATTTATAATTTAGAAGCGAGAATAGGAATCGAACCTATATTTTAGTTATACTAATGATTACCATTATCAATCTCGCTAACCGACCGAGGACACCTCAATCCCATTTTCGCTCTTATTCTATTACCCCTTTATTTCGAGCCAACCTGCTTATCCTTATATACGAGTTTTTCAGGGGTACAGGTGTAATCTTCATTATATTATTAAAATTCTAAATCAATATTATTTTTTTCTCCATTTGGATAAATTATTCCTTTTTTATCTTGAATACAAAATGATATTTTACCTGACGCAATAAGTTGGTCAATTCTAAATTTTTGTAATGGTTTTAAAGTGTCTTTTTCTTCTTTACACTCAATATATGTATCAATTTCTCCAAATTTAACACAAAGCAAATCAGGATAACCTGCTTGAGTTGTTTCGTATTTAGTTACTGTATAACCCATTTTTTGATATTGTTTTTTTATTTTTGTTTGGAATCTTGACATTCATAATTTCTTTATATTGTTATCATAATCACATTCAAACTCCAACAATCCGCTTCCATCTAAATAAATAAAGGTATATATCCAATGCCTTCTACCGTATAAGTATGGCATATCCTCATTCATTCTAATCCCACTATATCTAATTTCTTTCCCTAATGGAGTTAATTGAATACGTTGGTCTAACCAAAACTCAACACCTTTGAAATTTATACATTCAGGAGGTAGTGGTTTATATTCAATTGGCTTTTTCATTTGACAAATATAATACTTTAATTTGAATTACAAAATGTTTTCACGTTTAAAATTCGATAATGTGTAATTTTTTTTATTCATAACAGATTTGTAAATGTTTTTCTCAATACCTCCTTTAGAGAATATCCAGTAAACATCATTAGTATTTCTGTCCATTGTGGTGAGCCTATCTCTTGATTGCCAATAAGATGTAGCACTAAAATCAATATTATAATAGACAAGATATTTTGCGTTTTTAAGGCTGATTCCTTCCCTCGCCGAAACAATCTGAAGGGCAATACATTTATCAGTATTATTAAATTCATCTAAATCTTCTGTCAAGTTTTCTGTTCCATATACTTGACGCAAAGCATTTAATTCCTCTTTAAACTTGTAGAATATCGCAATCTTTTCGTTTTCAAACTTCCATTTAATAAACTTTGCTTTACTATAATCGATAACCATCGATGTGCCATCTTCAAACTTAATAGTTCCTGATGATAGTTGATGAATCTTACTCATAATTTTTACGCCAGTGTCCCCAAGTATCAATCCACTTTTACCTTGCACAATTTTATCACGTTTCAATCTTTTAATAATTTCATAAGTAATATCCTCCATCGGACACTCCAATATATGTTCGTTTACTTCTGAAGTAAAACCAGCTTCTGCTTGGGTAAAAGTTATAATATACGGTTGTATTTGCGGTAAAATTTTACTTTCAATACCATCTTTATAAACCTTTACTCTTGCATAGCCAAGATTCTGCTCGGTAACATTTACATAGTCATTCGCCCATTTGTAGAAGTTAGTGTATTGTTTGAATGGGGCAAAATCATTAATCCAAAACTGATGAAATATTTGAGAAAAACTTTCAGGCGACATAGTTCCACTTAACGATATAGAAGGTATTTTATGAAATCGTTTCTTATATATTTTAGTGAACTTATTAATCTTGGGAAATGTTCCGAACAGCCCATGGCTTTCATCACAGACTACTATATCAAAATCATTAGTCAATACTTTGTGGATTGATTCCTTATTTATGATAGTTAAATCAAAGTTATATCCAAAGTTGTTATAATCTCCTTGTATGGAACTAAACGCTTTAATCTTTGTAATAAATAGAACTCTTTTAGCTCCATATAGTTTACAAGTTTCAAGAGCAGTTAAAGTTTTACCTAAACGAACTTGCATATTTAAAAATACAAATCCTTTTTCTTTTAATAAATTATTAGCTTCATTAGCTATACGAACTTGATAATCCCTCAGTTTTTGCATAATTCAAATATTTTTTATAAGCATCTAATTCATTTTCAAATCTTCCTAAATTAATGGTTTTTCCATTTACTTTTATTTTAGAAGTCCATTTGCTTCTATCTTTATCCCAGCTAACTCCAATGTATTTAGAACTTCTATTTTGATTTTTTTCATAGTGATGTGTGTTTTCTCTATTTGTAACCCATTCTAAATTATCTACATTATTATTTAATATATTTAAGTCTTTATGATTTACTATGTTTTTACCATCTATTTTATCTAAAAAATATTCGGCAACCAATCTATGAATAGAAAACATTTTATCATTTATTTTTTGGAATCTATATCCCTGATAGCCAATATTAGAAGTTAATATCTTTTCTTTTGAATAATAATATCCATATCTATTTTTTAATTGTTTAGACAAACTTTTTACATTACCATAGTTACTTATTTCGTAATCTTCAAAATCTTTAATCTTTTTCCATTCTTCCATATTACTCTATCAATTTATCAATGTTAATATTGTGTTCCTCAAGTATATCCGATATTCCTTTTGCCATTATAGCAATTCCATCATAAGCATTTCCTTCATCATCATCAAAACATCTTTCCATCTTCTTACGAAGTTGCAATATATCAAATAAAGCACAAGCCATATCTAAAGACTGATTTGCTCTATTAAGCTCCATTTGGTCATCGGGTAAATTAAATTCTAGCTTTGCTTTCATCTTATTTTTTTAAATTGAACTAATCCATCATTTGATGTTCTTTTTATGATAATTCCACTTAGTTCACCTGTACTATAAGTTAAATCTTGTATGTGTTCCCAGTTACCCCATTTTCTATTCCACCACTTTTTAATTAAATCTTTCATATCTTATTTCTTTTTATTTTGTTCAAACCATTCATCAAATGGTATATAACTTTGAGCATAATAGTTTTTATATCTCACCCAATAATGTTCTCTTTTATCCATTAAATCATACACTTCTTTCTCACTATAACTTCTTTCTTGTTGCCATTTAGTACCATTAATAAAAGCATTTTTACAAACCCTTCTTGGATGTGCAATACCATATTCAAAACTATCTACATAGTTTTCAGCAACTTCTTCAAGTATATCTTTCATAATTTTTCTATTTCTAATTTTACATCGTACCAATATTTCTTTCCAGTTTCTTTTATCAATTCATTAACCATTAATAATGCAAATTGCTTTGAAAATTCATTCATAGAAACTCCCCTTGTGAAGTCCTTAGCCAAGTCGTTGCAAGAGTTTACAAGCTCTATTGCTTTTTCTTTTGGTGTCATAATGTTTCTTTATAGATTTCTAATAGTTCTTTTATTGATAATGTTCCCATATCTTCAGTAGTTAAACTGTCTAAATATTCTCCAAATCCAATAGCAAATTCTTCTGCTATAATTTCTAACTGAACATCTCTTATTTGAACTCTTGGGTCAGTATCTAACCATTGTTTAAACTTTTCTTGTAGTGTCATAATATATTTTTATAGATTTCTAATAGTTCTTTTACTGATTTAATACCATCATAGTTTTTTAATAACCATTCTCCAAACCCAATAGCGTATTCATCTGCTACTTTTACTGATTGATATGCAAATCTAATTGCTTCACCTTGTGTGTTTATTGATTCTTTTGCTGTCAATTTTTCTCTTAATGTCATATCTAAAATTTTAAATCGTTATCTTCTTCTTCTACTTCTCCAATCATAAACCATTTCATTCCGTTGCTATTGCCATCATTGTATTTCAAATCTTTAAACTGGCAATATTTCTGTATGAATATTTGGAAGCGTTTGTGCGTTAATTTGAATTGAGCAAAATCAGGATAATCTCTTTTGAAGTTATCTAAATATATTTGCTTGTCTAATCGTATTCCCATCGGTAGGTTTTCGCTATCCATTGTCCATTCGTTAAACTCAGGAGATGTACTTGCAATGAACTTACGTAGTTGGGTATTCTTACTGTTTTGTGCAATAAGACCAAAGGTAAAATAATCTTGCAAACATTCAACCATATAATTATCAAATCTATGGAAATCTTCCAATTCCCAATCATCAAACAATTGCCTTCCAAAATCCTGCTCAGGAGTTAAGTTTTTACCATAGAATTGAGCAATCTCTAATTCGTGCCTTCTACGGTCTTGCGAGTGTCCATCTCCTTTTATTGCATAGTTAGTTGAGATAATTACTTTTGGACTTTCGTGAACATTTAACTTAATTGCATCCTTATTCTTTTTCTCTAATGTAATTCCTTCAGTAATCAAACTAAAATTATTCTCAAAGTCAAATCCTTTTTTTACATCATCAAACACAAGTACTTTGGTTTCTAACGATATGGTCTGATATGCAAATGATTTCTTATTGTCGTATTGCTTCCCATCTATAATATCCGTTCTTCTAATCTGACCGATGCCTTGTACGAATAATCCCTTTCCAGTTCCGCCTTCGGGAGATTCAGATATAATTTCATCATTAAGGATTACAGCCTTGTTTTGAGAACGATTTTTATAATTCAATAGTAAGTAACCTATAGTACATTTCATTGCAGTAGAATCCTCGTGGGATATGTTCTCTATAAATTTCTGATAGTCGTTGTCAGTTGTGTTTGTTTTTACCCAATTACGTTCCAATATTTGACTTTCCCATATATACTCATCCATCTCAAAATATTCCTTCAATTCTGTTCCTGTTTGTGTTACTTTTAAAACACCATTTGAGAAAGGAATATAACTATAATCTTTGGAATCCTTCAGCATCATTAAGTCGATAGTCTCAAGCATTATCAAATATTGCTCTGTAAACAAGTTATGATAAGTTGAGCAGTAATTAAATACGTCAATATGCTTTCCTTGAAGTAGGTAGGTAAGAACAAAATCCTTAATCCTTGATATAGAAGATTCCTTTACTTTATTTTCGCTTATGAATACAAACATCGGTTTGTCGCTACCATTCGGGTAGTGCTTAGCAAATCCTTTTTCCTCCAAAAACATTTTATATTTAAGGGAATCAATCTTTACATTGTCCTTTTTATCTAAGAACCAAAAGTTAGAATTTTCACTTACTTCTTTTAAGTCATCAAATGTACTCTCATCGATGTTGTGGATTTTCATTACTTCTGCTTTGCCCCGATGCAAGTCCAGTTTAATTCTGTCGATTTTCTGATAATCTTCAAAGTATTTAGAATCGAATTGTCTTTTACGGTAGGCGGACTTAATCGTGTTCTTTGCTTCCTGTTCTGTAAAATCTCCAATTATTACGTTGTTGATAATATATCCTTCGGCAGTATATTGACTAATTCCGTACTCGCAAAACGCTCCAGCTATATCGAATACAAATGCGTTACGCTCTCCATCATTAAATCCTTTACCCCAATTGAATTTCATTATTTTGTCAATGATTTTATCCTCATCACCAATCGGAACTAATGGCACACGTTCTGAAATTGTAAACCCTTCATCAATTAGTTTTGCATCAAACATTTCAGCATCGTAATTAACATAGATATTTGGGTCGTAGGATTCAAAACAAACTCTGTCTACATTTGAATTGGCTATATCAAAATAATCAAAATCAAATTTCTTCTGAAATGCTTTGAAATATTTAGGATGAGTTTCCTTGGTGGCTACTGGTATTTTCACAACTCCTTTTATACCGTTCCCTGAAGGAGAAATAAACAAAAGAACGAAGTGTGGATTTTGCTTCAATAACTCAAAATGTTCGTTAATATGTACAATATCGGGGTATTTGTCGTAATCTACAACCATTAGTCCCGAATGATTAACTAATCCATTTGAATTTCTTTCAGTAAACTCTCCAGCGAATAAGATACAAGGAAGTTGTTTTTTTAAATCTTCTCCTTTTCTAATACGCTCAATTAAATCTTTGCTTTTCCCATCTCTGATTCTATCGACAACCTTTTCGATTGGCACAATAAACGGAACTTCTTTTGATTTTAATAAATCTCTAAATACGGATACTTTCATTATTGTAAATTTTTAAATATGTGTGCAACCACATCAACTGTCCATCCGTTACCAAGCATCTTATATCTTTGGGTATCACTTACAGAATCTGTATAGTTTAAAGGTATAGTCTGTAATCTTTCACACTCATTTGGCGTTAGTTTTCTATATACTCCATTCTTATAATGAAATGGATTTGTTCCAAAATTTTCGATTCCTTTATAATATCTTTGAGTTAATGTACCTGTTTTATCGGTAGAAATAGTTCTGTTTGCACAAACAACATAATCAATATCATCATTTTTTGGATTCTTAACTTCAATGTACTTAATGGCTTTATCGGATAGTATGTATTTATCAGTATTAATAAAATCTAATATATCTTTAAAAATAATTTTTTTGTCTTCAGGTTGCTGTATGTTAGGTATATTAGTCCAATATAATCTTTTTCTATTTTGAGCAGAAACCGAATTAGAATTAATCATAATAGGTTTTACTCCTAATACTTGTGTAATTACATCTTCCCATTCTTTTTTCATTTTCACGTTTTCAAGCAAAAAGTAAGTAGGTTGTGCCTCTTTAAATATTCTTGCATATTCCCAAAATAAACCACTTTTACCATCAAATCCATCTCCTCTACCAGCGTTTGAAAAACTTTGACAAGGACTTCCTCCTATTAGTAAATCAATTTTAGGCAAATTTGAAACGTCTAAACTAACAATATCTCCAACTTGAATTGTGTTTGGATAATTTTTCATTGTTACTTGTATAGCATATTTATCTATTTCACTTGAGTAGTAATTATCTACTTTAATTCCAGCTCTCTCTAAAGCTACTTGACCTGCCGATATTCCATCGAATAAACTTAATACATTCATATTGTTATAATTTAAAAAGCCTTAACTCATTGGCATCCACTCCAAATCATTAAGGCTCTTACGGTTTTTACACCTAATTTCTTAAAGTATGTGGATGTTATACTTGTTAGATAAACCCCATTTTTTAGGGTCTTTCTTACCACTAAAGGTAATGTTCATTAATAATGAACAACTGAAAAAAATGAACACGTTGGTTAAAAAACCCTCTCCGAAAAGAGGGTAATTAAAAATAGCTGTTCTTATGGGAAGCACAAATAGTTCTTAGAATGGCATATCTTCTAATTCTGCCTCAACATCAATATCCTCAACATCAACTTTAGCAAGATATGTTTTAAGGTATGCTTCTAACTCATCAAACTTTGCATCAGCATCTCTTGCATCTAAATCCTCGATGTCAGCACCGATTGTGAAATTTGGAATAGAGAATACAACTTTACCTTTTTTGTTCTCAGTAGCACTTGCTACATTAATCCAAGTACGAGTAATGCTTTGTCTGTTTGCTTTTACAAACTCTCCCCATTGTTGGGTAGCAGAACCTTTCAATTGAATGTTAGCTAATGCACCATCTTCTAACATAATGTAGATAGACTTTGAGTAGTGTCCACCTGCGTTTTTAACACGCTCTTTAATCTCATTATACAATCCTTTGGCAATCTCTCCGCCTTTAAATGCCTTAACGGTCATTGGCTCTTTAGAAAGGTACTTAACCTCATTTGAGAAAATACCCGAAGAACTGGCATCATTCCAACCTTTAACGGTTGATAGTTCGTCAAGGAAAACAAACTTAAATGGAAGCGATACTTCAACATTCTTTGCTAATCCTTTGTCGTAATAAGAAAATCCTTTTTGGTCAGATTTCCACTCTAAAAATTTGGTAGCTGGATTTTTAGTTCCTCCTGAAAAAACTTGTGTTCTATTGCTCATGGCATATAAATATTAATTAGGAGAATTTACGTTGCTCTCCCATAACAACTTTGACAAAGATAATACTTTTATTTGAATTACAAATTTTATTTAAGAAATATTTAACAATTCTTTTTGATATGCGTGTGCTGCTCTTAATTCATCATCAAAACATCCTAAATATTTTGCTTTTCTACTTATTGTTATATAAGCCATCCATTTTTTTAAATTTTTATTCCAATGAACGCCTGTGTATTGAGAAGAAGATTTTAAATGTTTTTTATTGCAATTCTCTCTAGCACTTACTATTTCTAAATTACTTACATTATTATTGGTTTTATTAAAGTCTAAATGATTAACTACTAATTTGTAACCACATCTTTTATGATTTAAAAATGATTCTGCAACTAATTGATGTATGTTTCTCATCTTAACAACTCCATTAACACTTAAATTTATTGACAAATATCCTTTAGAGTCTTTTGATGGTTTTAATATTTTCTCTTTATTAAACTTCATACTCTTAACATTACCTAAATTAGATACTTGATAAATTCCTTCGTAACCAATAACGTCTTTATATATCTCAATCATAATTCAAATATAACTATTATTAATCTGTCACCCAAATAAAATTGAAAGAAAATACAAAAAAAAGTATTTGGATAATATGTTCAGTATATTCTTCTTCTATTTCCTCACTGTTATATAACGCTCCCAGCATTACACCCTTAATTGGAACTATTGTTATTTCTCCCTGATAATGGTAAATTAATTCCATTAAGAACCAAACCACTCCTATTATTGCAGCTAATATTGTTATCATTTTGCTAATCTTATTAAGTTAATTTTTCTGTAAACATTTACGACTGATTCCTTACAAATTCCACGTTTATAATTAAATTCCATAATTCGCAAAATTCGCTGCCATTGACTGTACTTTCTCTTCATATATATATATAAATTTTTGTTGTTCTTTTAATCCGTTACAATGGTCGTATATTTGATTTAGTCCTACCGCATTATCTTTAGCGGCAATCTTTACAGAATCATATATATTTCCATCACTTAATCTTTTTACTTTCCTATAAATAGAAAATTCGCTAATCATTTTTTTTTTAGGTATTTCAATACCTCTCCTGATACACTCTAAAACTATAAAATCATATTCGTCCCATTTAGGTCTTGGCTTATCCCAAAGACGATGCTCTTTTACTCCAGCATCCATTAAGATTTTACTTATCTCGTGGTTTCTCATAATGATTTCATATATTGTCCATTAGTGTCAATAAGCAAGACTATTTCAAATTTCCTATCGTATTCATCCACAACATAATTAAGAATGGAGTTCGTACTAGCGTACGCTTGAACGTACATCATTAGTTGGTTTCTACTTAATTCGGGCTTATGTTTGTAGCCATCAAACTTTTCCTTGTAATATATATATATTAGCTCGGTGGGATTAGTTTGTTTTAATCGGATATAGTCTTGCCTTGTCATTTTACAAATGTACGGTTATTTTTCCAGTTTTGCAACTAAGTTTGTGAATACCATTATATTGACCACAATGAGGGCATTTCATTTCCCAGTACTCATCACAAGTTCCATCCTTTTTTATCGGTGCATCTACGAAGTAAGATTGTCTATATTTATCTGCCATTGCAGTAAATCGATAACAAAATTCTCTTTTGTCACACCTTTTTCCATCACATTTAGTTATATCTGCCATTATCCAAAATATTTAAAGTGATTTAAACAAGCAAAAAGTGTATCTAATTCATCAATGTGAATGTCAATTCTTTTATTCTCCCATTTTCCTTTACTGACTTCGCTTTCAAAACTTATATCATAACCTTCTCCATTTACCCATTCAGTTAATTTACAATATGACTTTCTCATTCCATCAATTTCGTACTCAACTGTTTTTCCTTCTCCAAACTTTTTTGGTTTGTAGTATTCTTCCTTTATAGCTTCTTCTTCAGTCTTAACTAAATGCTTTTTAATTTTACTCTTTTTCATAATAATTTCTTTTCAGCAATTTCATATTTCGCTGGTTGGTTTATAAGTTTTAGCAATATAAATAATCGTTCTGCTTCAGCGTAGTCTATTTTTCCATTCTCATCAAACTTTACTCTAAGACCATTTCCATCGTCTTTTATTGCCATTGCTACTGTATCTAATAAATGTGAGTTCCATTGTCCTCCTTGAAAATATAATGCGTGTATGTTATCATCAACCACATCATAATCATACTCGTGTATGTCATCTATAAAAATTTGTTGTTTCATTATAATCTACTTTTTATTGTTATACAATTATCGTTCTTTTCCCAGTCTTTTAACACTTTAATAAAATACTCATAACTAATTCCTAATTCGTCAGCAGTTGTTTTTTTAGTCTGATTAGGAGACATTAAATGATATTGAATTATTTTTAACTTTTTTATTTCAGTAGGAAAAAACCTTGTTGGGGTATGTCCTATTAAAACTTCAACCTTATTGTTATAGTAGTGCGTGTTACCTACTTTCTTTTTTGATTCTATATTATATCTTTTTAATCTTTTATATAAAATCTCAACAGGAATATCTCGCTTCTTACTGATTTCTTTTATGGTTATCATAATAACTCTATTTCTTGTTTAACTTTTACCCAATATTCCCATAATTCAATATCAGGCACAACTTCAAATATTTCAAAAACTGCTATTAATGCACATTGTTTGGCTAAATCTTCACACATCCAAGACCCATCTTGTGCGTTACTACTTAAAGTTAACTTATCAACTAACTCTTTTGCTTTTTCTTTTGGCGTCATTACTTCTGCAATTTACTATTTATCTTTTCAATATACGCTTCTTTAATAGCAATAGCTTCTTCCAATCTCTCTTTAATAAGAGTAATCATTTCCTCATCTCTTTTTACTTCAATTGTGTGATGAAATTCCTCGCCATCAATGATGCAATAGTTAAAAAAATATGCCTTATCAGAGTTGCTACATAACATTTGCATCTGCATCTGAGCATAGTATTCCTTATCGATATTCTCATCAGCCACAATTTTAAAGAACTTAGTTGCTCGTGGACACTTAATCTCAAGTATTGCATCTTTTCCTACAACGC